GCAGCTGTTCCACCCCCTCCATTTGCACCACCCCCACCGTTACCATTTGAGCTAGTTGATTGTGTTCCAACCCCAACCGTTCCTTCTCCTTGATATGATATATGAGCTCCGCCATAGATGGCCTGTCCTCCCCTGAAGCCTCCTCCTATGCCTCCTGCCGAGCTTGAAGAACCCCCAGCATTAGCACTATTTCCACCATTGGCGTTAATAGAACCGGTAATGGTAATAGTTCCATTAGCGATAAAGGACAAGATCCCGCCAGTTGTGCCATTCCAGGGTTTAACAGTCAGAGTGATACCGGAGTTGATGGTCACATTGGTGTATTGATTCATCACCAAGACTTGAGCCCCAGTGGTATAAGTAGCATTCAGGGCCGTACCTAATGTAATAGTCCCAGCGGTGTAGCTACTGACTGTATTCCTTTGATAAGCCCCCGCCCCTGTTCCTTGTGATTGATGAATAAAGATAACCTGTCCAGCGGCAAAAGAGGCATTCGTAGCAGTCAAAGTCTGAGTTCCAACTGTTCCGGTACAGGCAGAGTCTGTGGGAGCATCGGTAGTATTGGTAGAAACAGTATAGGCGCCACTCGAACCATCACCAAAATATCCCGATACCCCAGTAATATCCAACATATACGAGCGCAAGTTGCCGTTGATATTCCATTTGGAGGCGAGCACCTGGCTTGCGCCTACGGCTGGCAGAGTAGTTGGGTTAATTTGAGCGCTGATAGATAAATCACTGGTTATAGATAAAGAAGCGGTATCAGCCCGATCGGCATATTGAGATGAGGCTGCCACTAAGGTGAGTGAGTTGGTATTGAGTGGCACACCACCTTGAGAACCAAAGAAATCGTCAACAAAGGTGGGAGTGGTTGAAGCTAACGGACCATATCTACCGATTCCTTTATCGTTGGCGTACCATAAAAAATCATCCTCTTGAGAGTAGACTAAGCCATTGCCATGAGAAGTTCCTATCTGCCGCAAAAATGAATAGCTACCAGCTAGGGTTCGGGAGTATAAATTACCAGTATTACCATAAATATACGAGGTGAGATCAGTAAGGTATAGCTCCCCCCATTTAGGTAAATCGGTCACCACAGATCCGGATTCTTTGATCGCTACTGGTAATAGAGTCAGATTGGTGGGATTATTTCTAAAATCTACCGCTCTGGAGAAAGCATGAGAGTCGGGTGCACCTTCTCTATCAAAGTCGGAAATTCCGCCAACAAATCTACTGGAAGTTTTTAATTGTTTAGCCATCTAGCTGATGCTGGTGGCGAAGAGCTTAGAATTAAGCAGTCCTCCAGCAGCCCTCCTCCTGATGATCTTTGAATTCGATCTGGAAGCATACCTTTTTTGCAGACCGATCAATCCTCCCCTAACATTCTTACCTGTTCTGTCATTATTGTTGCCATCTCCAGTCCAAAAGGTATTATTCCACCAAGTAGCCGAGGTTAGAGCCTTACGCACTCCAGCATAAAAATCAGCAGTCGCGCCAATAGATAATAGCTCGTGGGCCTCTTCGGGTAATTCTGGGGTCTCACCGATGGTATAGGTTAAGGTGTTGTCGGTTAAATCTTGGATAGCCTCTTCTAGGGTCAGCGAGGTAGTTGAGGCCGCGGTAATCCTATATGAATAACCATAATTAGTAGCTGTAAACCATCTACCCACCATCGCTCCTGTCCAAGTCGTAGCCAAACCAGTCACAATTTGAGAGTTATTAATCTGGGAAGCTGTACCCGCACTATAATCATCCTGGGTCATGTTTCGATCCCGGTATAGGTAATTTAGAGTAATGGTATAGGCTCCCTGTGGAGTAGGCCAGATACCAAAACTATCACGCTTTTGGAAAAAGTACATAGGAATAGCCGAACCTGTAAATTGGACTGCATTTAATTGATCCCAATCTAAGGCCGAATCAACTGCTTTTAAGGGATAGACTACCGAACCAATGGTGACAGAAACAGATTCAATATTCACATATCCTGGGGGGTTATGGTAGAGCTGTTGGCCAACCACAGTTAAGCCGGTCGAGGTTTTAATATCCTGATAATCCGCTAGTTGAGCCAGAACTAGTTGATAGCGAGTGTTAATCTGCTGTTTAAAATAGGTTAGGGAAGTAGCATCTGTAGCAGATGTGTTTGACTGACATTGAGTATAGAGGGATTGGAAACTTAATCGCATTTTGACATAAAAAAATCCCCGCTGACTAAAGCGAGGATAAAATTCCTTCTACCTAATTATATCACTTATTAGCGACTTCTAATGCTTCTACTCTCTTACAAAGTTCGATTACTATCTCTTTAACCACCTTTTCATCAAAGTAATTCTGGGAATTTAGCTCTTTATATGTTTCATCCCAGTCATCAATCTGTTGACCTATTAAACTACCTACAAACACTTTTAAAGTCATTGGGAGATCGCCTTTATCAAATCTATCTTTAATAGCTGTTTTCTCGGTTTCAATCCCTCTTTCACGTGCAATTTTGCGTAATGAAAAACATCCTTGTTTATTAGGTCTTCTGGAGGACTAGAGGCTGTAGATGTAGGCTCAACTACCCGATTTTGGGGCACTACAGGGGCTGTAGACCCTATTTCATCCAGTAACCTCTCATCTAACGGTCTATCATCCTTTGGTTTACCTAAATTTGATTCTTCTCTTGTCTCACTACCATATCTTTCCGCTAAACCTAGCCAAACAACAGAGACTAATTTCCGCCTAGCCTCCTGATTATCAGTTCTTAGGGTCTGAGTAAACTGTGGTTCCTGACCACCAACATACTTGGTCATGGGTTCCTCTCCTTTGGCAGCTCTTCTCTCATTCTCAAGTATTACCGCATCATCCATCTTCGTAGTTAGGAGCAGATCAATCATTTGAGTGAGGTAGTTTATGGCCACATAGCGGAAAACAACAGCTCTCCCTAGTCCATGACCATTGTCCTTATTTCTATTGGGTATCACAAAACCAATTGAATCAAATCTACAGGTATAATCATCTGCGGTAGGGTTATAAACTAGAATTCGATCTTTCGATCTGCGAGCCATTTCTTTGAGAGTTTGCTGTCGAAGTATAGCTTTAGGGGTTTCTTCGGTTAGGGCTAAATCGTCCATTATCTATATATTATAGCACACTAAGTAGCGACACCTGTTATGTTTCCATCCGAACTAATTGGAAGGAACCTAACAAAGAACTGGATAGCGCCTGTTGCAGGAGCATTTGTAGTAGTATAAACATACTCAATTTGAGTTAAAGCAGCGGTCTTTTTAACCACTATAAATGGAGAGAAAAAGGTAGTTTCAAGTGTAGTAGGTTCATTAACTCTACCAGCTGAGTTATTTATCAAGGTTAAGGCAGCTGCAGCCAAACCATTTTTAACAATTGTTGACCCTGCAGCAACTGAAGAAAGGGTTGTACCTGTCGCAAGTGTAATAGCAGGCTGAGCGGTCTGATCGTTCAGTCTCCAATATGCTACTGTATGTGCGGAGCTAAGATCTGTTGTTACAACCCCCCATAAAGCCCTAATCTCCACAGTCCCTGCAACAGTAAAGATAGGTGGATTTACGGTAGTATTATTTGCGTTTGTGGTAAGAGTTGTCGAAACCGTCAAACCATCTGTGGTAATGGGTATGAAATTTGCATCTCGTCCGAAGGCAGCGGTTGTTGTAGCCATAGTTTAGCTTTATGCAAAGATACCTGATTGAGCAACCATTCTCCACGAAGTACCGTCGCAAACAAAAGTAATAGTATCGCCAACAACTGCTGTGGCCTGAGTATTGGTTAAAGTTGTTGCAGAAATAGCAGTACCCGCAGCACTAGTCTTATACTTCATAGTTCCACCTGTAATTGTAAATCCCGTGGTTACGTCAGATACAGTAAATGTATACCAAAGACCATTAGCTGCTGTTGGGAGAGTCCATGATGGATTTGCGCTTGTAGAGGCATTGTTGAAGGTTTGTCCTGATTGTGCTGCTGTTAGAGCAACGGTAGCTCCAGCTGCTGCACTATTTGTAACTGTTCTAGGAAATGCTGCTCCTGCAACTGCTCCGGTAAAGGTTGTTGCACCTGTAACTGCTAAAGTACCTGGAACTGTGGCATTTCCTGAAGCATCAACTAATAAACCAGCTAAATTGGAGGCCTTAAGAGTATTAAGTCCATTATATTGGACTACTGGTAAATTTGCTTCTAATGTTGATCCTAGTGTTGGTAATGCCATACTGTCTTTTTATTTCTCCCTCGCCAATTAAGGTTAAGGGCTTAGTTTTAAACTTTTCCTGTACCGTTACAAACTGAACATCTTTGGTCTGATACTAATCCCTCACCTTTACATGTTGAGCAGTTATATGCTGATCGGTCTGCTACTGGTGTTACAACTTTCTCGACAGGAGTTTGAGTTACTTCTTTTGCAGGAGCTTTCACTTTTGGCTGTGCTGGTTTTACCGGTGCGTTCTGTGGTGTCAACGAACCTTCTGGGGTCGGATTACCCAAGGGCTTATCTTGAGGATAATTAATTGTTCCACCTGCATTTTGGTTGTTATTGTTAGCCATATTAGTCTATTTGTAAAAACACTGAAATACCTTTTCCTGATGCTGCTGCTTGTCGTGCATATCCTATTCTTACATGGGTTGTACCTGCTGCATATACTGTTGCAGCTCCTGCTGTTCCCGAGAGATTACCAAGATCAGAACCAATAGCAAAGGTAGATCCATCTGAAAGTACATTACACTGTCCATGAGTCTGTACCCATCCATATTGGAAGACTGTAGCGGTAGATGCTGGGATTGCGTAGATCGCTACTCCTACAGGGATACCAGTTTGAGTGGTAGCTGGGTTTTGAATAACTCCAGCCCAAGGTGATGGTTTCATGTTTACCGTTGCGCTCGTGCTAATTGCAGCGCGTAGTGGTCTATCTAAGAAGACATTTAAGGCTCCACCAGTTGTTAGGGTTCCTGTAACACCTGTGATGGTGTACTCTTCCCCAATTAGAGATGTACCTGAGGTATAGACTCCAATTGATCCACCCAGATACTGAGTTGGTACTACAGTTGTAGTTCCGTTGGTTACCTGAATAGAATTGTCTCCAGCTACTCCGGCAGTTCCAACAGCCATATTGATGAACTGAGTATCTGCTACTGCATCTTGAAGTAGGTTACCTGCTACTAAAGCGACTGCTCCATTTAGAACATATCTAAAACCCTTACCAGTATTTCCATCTACAGCATAAGCACCTACTGATTGTGGACCTGATCCAGATGAACTAGTAGCTTTGTATAGATCTACACTTGATATAAAATTTGCTCCTGTTAGTCTTGCCATATTTTTATACTCCGGTTATTCCGGTTCCCTTTCCTTGCCTTCTAAAGCTAGTTGCTACAACCTGTCCGATTACGTAGTAGCGTGCCACCATTCCACCTTGCTGTGGCAAGAGTTGATAAGGTTGGAAGAACCATCCAGTAGCTTTAGGTGGTATAGTATGTGCTCCTGTACCCTCTACCGTTGATGGAGTCCCCAAAGATACTGCTTCCAATTTACCCTGATATTTCTCAGGTACTGATGTTCTACCTGCCCAATTAAAGTATCTTTCATTCAACATGAACCAAACACCTGTAGTACAGGCATCATCTTTAATAGCTGGTTTACCTCGATAAGCCAAGGCCGTAAAGCCTGCTGAGGCCCCTGATTCTGATCTTTTAACTACTGTATTGCCTCGAAGTGGTAACACATCTCCACCAAATGATTCATAGTTTGCACGAGCTTGTGGTTGGATTAATTGTTCATAATATGACCAGTCTGCTTTGGTAGTTAAGTTAAGGTTTGGCTCTTCAGTTTCCATACCACCGGCGGTGATAGCATCTTCCAAGGTAGCCATTTTGGCCAAAGTCAGGGTTCCCCATGAGGTTACTGTAGATTTTAGAGTAGTGTAGGTTGTTCGGGATTGTCCACCGATTGTACCAACGGCTGTACCATCATCAACAATAGCTCCTAAACCAAGAGGTTGATTACCTGAACCTGTACCATAGAAAGCTGGACCAAGTTTAGCAATTGCTTCCATCTGAGCCTCTTCCATCTTATATACATCCAAATTGATAGCCTGTTGTGGGCCATCATTAGCAAAACTCTCAAGCATGATCGAAACAACCGGTTGGGTGAAAGCTGTCTGTGCGTAAGAAAGAGTGATTAGAGTGTCAGAAGCGGAAGTATCTAGAGTTTCAAGACCTACAAAGAATTCACCAAGGCCAGAGTTAGCAATCTTGATAGGGAAGTCCATTGTCTTTCCGACAAATGATTTACCCATACCCAGAAGACGCATAGCGTATGTTTGTCCATTAAGGATGTTGTCAACGACTTTAGCGTTGATCTTTTGATAAGTTAGATCTCCGAATCGTACTTGTGATTGAATTCCGTCGTAACTCATATTGTTGTTTTAGAGCATAAAAAAAACCCGCTCCTTTCGGAACGAGTTAAAATACTCTTTATTAATTTGATTATATCACAAATCTACAACCCCATGTCAATAGCCCCTATGATGCCTGTTTTAGCAGATCTTCAAAGGGAGTGTTGTGGATATCACTATATTTAAAGCTAGTCCCACTATCCTGACTAACTGACTTTCTAACCCCAGCTATTGGGGCATTAGCGCCTGCTGGTTGTTTATCTTTACTATAGTGCTCGTAATAGATCTCCTTCAAATTAGTTAGCGGTTTAGCACCGGTATTGATTCTCTCTTCTGAGGCCAAGTACATCGCTTTAAATAGTTCATATCTAGCTCTTTTACCCTCCTCTAGTGGAATACGCTCGATCTCTTTACCGCTGGCATCACTCACAACCTGGACTCGGTCATCGCTAGCATCTTTAATGCCTGGGATTCTACCAGCCTTAACTAGCTCCCCAAGTTGCTCGTCCCAATCCTTATTCAAACTATCATTTAGCTCCTGTTGCTGGGTTTCCTGGGCTTTTTGAGTATCCTGTTCCTGTTTTTGTTCCGCTTCGACCTCAGCATTTAGCTCCGCTTTAATCTCTTCTTTAGCCTGTACCTTGATTAAGTCGAGAGCTTCCTTATATGTAGGTGTTCGACCTTCTTTATCCCAAATCTCCTTCTCAAAATCAGCGTAGGCGTCTTTTTTCTCCTCTTTTGTACCCTGGAGTTGTTCGACTATCTTAGCTTGGATGTCTTTAGTAACCTCTTCTTTTAGCTCAGCCTTGATCGCTTCCTTGTCTATTGGTGGCTCTACTTTTGGTTCTTCAACCTTAACTTCTTCGGTGGCTGGTTCGTCTAATTTAGTTGGATCTATCTCTAGTGGGGCATTTGGATCAACTGTGAGTGCTTCTAATACCGCCTTGTTATGTTCAAGAGTTGCTTCAACTTCTGGGGTAGCTTCGGGAGTCTCCTCTTCGATTACTGTCGTCTTTTTCTTAGCCATATTCATACCTTTATTCTATGTTTTTTCATATAGCGAGTTAAAGCTGAGCCTTGGAAAATATAATCAATAATGTTTTTAGGTTCTAATTTTTGTAATTCTTGCATTACCTGTCTACCGGTAGTCTTTTTTCCATGAAGCAAATCACATTCTGGACAAGGATTTGAAATTCTTTTGGGTTCTACTGAGGAAGAATATAACTTGTCTAATCCTTTAAAATATTGTCCTACAACTTTTTTAGCCATGTTTTAAAATAAACCTTAAACTAGCACTTTTCTTTATCAAATCTATCTTTAATAGCTGTTTTCTCTTTATTCTCAGCCTTGGGTACTTCTTTGCCCTTTTTCTTGAATTTACTTTTTAGGGCTTTGTTCTTGTCCCCAATATTCTGATAGGTGGCTTGGTCAACTTCACTCATATATTTATTATACCATAGCTATCTTCCTGGAATCTGCTGGGGTGGATTTATGGGTATCTGGGAGGTATTACCTGGTTGAGGATTAGCGTTAGCTACAGGTCCGACATTACCCTGAGCAGGGACCTGTTGTGGCTGACCCATTTCTCCCATAGCTAGCGACATATCAGGAGGAGGCATGCCGGGCTGAACAGGGGCTTGTCCCAACATTTGGGCCATTTGGGGAGCCTGGACGTTGTTATCTGATGGATATTGCAAGGCGTAAGCATTGGGATTTAATTTAAACTCCATTAAAGCCGCTGTTCTACCTTTAGGATCTGAATATCCTGCATCTTTAAAGAAATTATACGGATCAATTACCCCTAACTTAGCAGCATCCATCGCCTTTTGCTGGGCCTTCATCTTATCAGTACCTGATGCTGAGATAATAATCTCCTGCCCATCGTCAACCAAGTCTCTATTTATCCTATTAAAGGCGATCGTTCCATCGGGTCCCAACAACCGAACGTAATGATCCTCGGTATATCGTAATTTAACAAATTGCATAATCCAATTAGCTCTCCACCTGGCTGCGTTGTTAATCGTATCCTCGACATAGTCATCGGCTCTAGTGAAGTCTGCTTCCCTGGCAATCTGGTTAGTGGTTGCTACATCAGTTTGGACATCTCCTCTTAAGGTTGAGTTAACTCCCATAATCGCAAATCCTCTATTAGATGAAGCGGTAATATCCTGAATAGCTGCTGGGCTGGGTTGCTCACCCTGAATAAAGGCGTGTACTGCCTTAACATCTCCCTCAACTAATAGATCTTCCTCAGGATTGGCCATGTCCAACTCTTCGATATCTTCTTTTTTAAGCCCGGAGTCTGAGCTAAAGATATGCTTTCCGCGGGCTCGATCCAACATCTCCGTGACCTGCTTACCACGTTTGTCGGTGTTATCCTGTAAGTAAAGAGCCTGCTCGATGATCGAGGTCTCATCTAGGGGTTGTTTGCCCCATTGATCGTAGCCCATAAAGTAATAGGGCTTCTGGGGGCTCTCAAAGTGATTGTGGAAGGTCTTTTGGGTCTGCATCTGAGGCATCATCCCCATCATTTGACTAAACATTTGATCTCTTAGCGCGTTCTCATCGATTGGCTTGTCATAACTAAACACATGCTCCTCCCCCTCCCAATCCCAATTAGGATTCTTCATCTTTTTAAGAACTAGGTTTTTGTAGTACCAAGCTACCCCCTCCAATCTCTCAAACTCTTTCCCCTTTTTCTGATACCAAGTAAACCAAATCTCCCAAATCTTAAACTTAGTCCCCATTCCTATCTCACTCTTCTCATTAGTGGTATCCGTAAAGACTCCTGAGCTTCTTAATTCTTGATATAGATCCGCTTCTTTGTTGGGAAAGCGCATCACGACCTCTTTGACCGAATACTCCACCTCCTCGGCCACAAAGGACATATCATCAGGGTTGTTAGTGGAGGCTGTATGATCGAAGACTACATTATCCGCCACCACATTCTTAAAATAATAATCTCCATCTTTGCCTTTTTCGGGATTCCAAAAGGCTTTCATTACTCCTGTGTAGTAGACCGGTAAATGTTTAAAAGCTAACCCTAGCAACTTGCGGGCTTCCTCAGTCTTGATGTCCGAGTCTACTAGTGTAGAGATTAGGTCAGCCGATTGTTTAGCTTCGGGGCTATCCGTTCCAGGTTTAACCATCAGATCAGGCATCTTAGAGAGGGCAATCGGTTTAAGGTAGGCCATGGCCTCGTAAATGAAGTTGTACGAATATTTAGCGTTGTATGGTTTTAGCTTGAGATCCTTAATCTGTCTACCGAATAGATACTTCTCGTTTCTTTTGCGTCTATTCTTTAAATCATAATTAACTTTGTAGAAGTCCTCTGACTTTCGGATTAGATCATTAGCCGTCCGCACAAACTCTTTATCGTCTATCTCTAAATCTAGGATATCTCGCTCTTCAACCACAGTCTCAGCGGGCGTGTGAGGAGCCCCAATAGCAGGGTCGGAAGAGGAAATAAAATCTACATCGGTGTTTGAGTCCATAAAAAAACCCACAGAATTACCTGTAGGTTAAAATACCTTTATGGACTAATTATATCACTTTAGATGGTAAATCCTTCAAATAGGTATTTGGCTGGACAATTTTTGTTATTGCACTTTGTTTCCATAGGAAAGCTCATCACGGAATCAATCGCCATACTCATACCCTCAACACCTGCTGGAATTATATTTATAGCTTGCCCTTGATACCTAAGTATAGGATTCTGGCATTGATTGCAATAGAAAAAATGTGCCGATTCAGTGTTCCTCTTCAACCAGACATAAGTAAACTCATAAATCTTCTTGAATTGAGGATAAGGTTCCACACATAAATTATACCACTTACATTAAAAACTTAATGCTGGGAGGAAAGACCCTACGAATACCGTCTTTTAAAGTTACTTACCTCATGGTTTCCCACAAGATCTCTGGCAATATCTAACAAATACCCATAATTACTTTCCAAGCTTCGGGCTTCTGCACTAATTTCCTGCGGGGCCAGATGACAACGAATCTTCACTCACTGTCATTTGGAGCCCCGCATGATTTGAAAAATCATCGGAATTTAGCCGTACAACTTTCTATCCGCACTCAGGGATTCCCTCTGTACGTAGTACTAACCCTTTCGGGCTTTCCCCTATAGAAATACTTTTACCGTGCATAGCGGCTGTTCAGTCACCCCAGCATTAAATTTTCAAAGTACTCTGTTCTTTACCTAAACACCTCATACAGGGAGGAATTTGTAGTTCCCCATGTCCTGGTTGAGGTATCATAGTGAGGGATGAGTAGGGATATATCTTCAATTGAAGTTCCCCACATTTGGGGCAAACTATTCTTTTAACTGATTTGGCTGGTTGTATCTTTTTCATATGTCTAATCTTCTTTTGCAACGTGGACACGACTTAGGCTTTGACTGTCTAGGCTTCCATTCATATCCACACTTTTTACACTTCTGCATATTTATATATTACTATTACTACTACTATCGTGTCAAGTATCAGACAACTTTCCAGTCGGCAGTTTTTTTACTTTCTTTCTCAAAAGCACTTAAATCTATTGCCATAATCGGGGATTTAATAAGCTTTACATTTCTAGTTTGTTTCCTAGGATGTACGCCTCCCACTTTAGCATCTATCCATTGGAGTGATTTAAACTGATATCTTTGATCATCTGGTGCGTGATCTTCCCCAGATGTATCTACATCCTCAACTTTCGTTTCGTCATGTACTAGCTCAGGGAGAGTCCTAATTAGATTAGTGTTATTTTCAGTCATCATCCAGTAAGGTATTCCATCAGGAGCTATAGAGAGCCAGTTATGTAGTAGTTCCCATCCTCCTACTCGGTCATTTGATGCTGGTTTAATTTTATAGTAGTCGTGATGTGCGTTCACAAACTGGTCAGCTATTGAGATAGAGCCGTCATTGCCTTTAGTGAACATTGCCGGATCCGCTTGTATCCATCGCAAATTATCCACACTCAATCCAAACTCTTTGAGCTTAGCTTGGATGATCTCTGCCCATTCTTTTGGGGTTTTCTCTACTCCATATACCTCACAAAAAGTTATTACTCGATTAAAATTAATTCCTTCATATTTTTGGGGTATAACAACTGAAGCATGGAAGGAGAACGGATTAGTTCTACCCCAATCCATCCCACCTACAAAGGTTAGTTCAGGCTTAGGAGTGAATGGTTTACAAACATGCAGATCGCGTCTAAACTCTTTGAAGTATTGGCCGGCAAACGTATCCCAGTCTCCTAACCTCCAAGCTTTCCAGAGTTCAGTATCAGTATCTTTTAAGGCATCCAGAAAATGGATATAGTCGGGATCAGCAAGCAAAAGAGTAGGATTATCATCAATCCTAGCAGGAATGTAAATGCGAGAACGTCCAGAAGTTGAGTCAACAAATCTTGTATTGGGGGTGATTGGGTCAATGAATCTTCTCTTGACCCATCCATGTCCGATACCACCTGGGTTGGTCGTACAAAAAACCTGTGGTTTAATATCTGGTACTGTACTTCTGCAGCTTGCCAAGAGCTGTAGATACCTTTTTTCGTCTGGGACTTGCGTAAGCTCTTCGATAAGGATTCTTTGATATTCATGCCCTTGGTACTTGGTGTAGGCTTGGTCATCTTTTAAATGTCCTGTTTTAATAGTTGCCCCAGACGGGAATGTAATCTCCGCAGGCCGATAGGCGACTTTGGCACCGAGTAGACTGTACATTCGGGTTGCTCTATCGACCCAATCAGACAGATCATCAGCATTTTTTCGAATGACCAAGGCCCTGTAACGAGGGCTTTCAATATAGTCGGTGAGCCAGACCAATCCAGCGTCAGTCTTACCCCCTCCTCTCGCACCTCCGTATAACACTTCAAACTCAATTCTTTTGAGAGCTTCTTCTTGTCTTGGGTGTGGTTTCCAGATGGTATTGGGCATTTCATTCTTTGTTCTTCTCGGGTTTGTAGATAACCACACCCTCTAACTTATCTCCACCTGAGGTAACATCCATAGCTTGTTGAGGCATACCCTCCATCCTATTTACTACCGCATTAAAAGCCTGGGTGTCCCCCTTTAGCGCCTCACCTATCTGAGCCTTAGCCATTAAATGTTTAATCTTTTGTTTACCATCCTTAGTAGTCACTAGCTTCTCGGTTTCTATTTCAAAGACTTTACGCCAAGGTTGTACTGGTCTACCCTTAGGATTACCTGACGTACCTTTAGGGATTTTATAACTGGGATTAGGATTTGCCATTCGTTGCTCCTTTGTTGTTATTTATATAGTTTTCGTAGCGTTTTCTAATAACATCGCAGTACCTGGGATCTAGTTCCATCATGTAACAGGTTCTATTGGTTTGTTCACAAGCTATGAGGGTAGAACCAGAACCACCAAAAAGATCGAGGACTTTTTGATTTTCAAAAGAACTATACTGCAACGCTTGAGATACTAAGGCAATCGGTTTCATCGTAGGATGCAAGTCATTTTTAAATGCTCTTGTTATTTCCCATACATCCGTTGCTGTTCTGTCAATTTGTTCTCTGTGTTCACCCTTCCATCCATACCAAATCGGCTCATATTGTCTTTGAAAGTGTCCACGCCCTGGAATTAATCTATCTTTTTTCCATATTATTGTTGCCGACCAATGGAATACTTTATCCAACTCAGATGCTATAACTCTTCCATCTGGACCAGGAGCGTGACAAACATATATTGGACCATTATTAAATGATTCAATTATAGCGATAGTATCCTTGCAAAAGTTTAACCAACCTTCAGGAGTGAGATTATCGTTTTCAATCTTCTTAATTCCCTGCTTCCAAATAGGAGATTGTTCACCACCATAATCAACATTATATGGCGGGTCAGTAAACACCATATCAGCCTTAGCTCCATCCATTAACTTCTCAACATCCTCTATCTTAGTAGCATCACCACACATCAATCTATGTTTACCTAGTTGATATATCTCACCTAGTTTAGATTTAGGCTCACCCTCGGGTAGTTCGGGAGCCTCATCCTCTATGGGGTCGGGACTGAATCTATTTAACAGATCAACTAGAGTTATGGCCTCGCCTAGATCAACTTTATAATCCTCCAGTCCTATCTCTAACCCATACTCCTGTATTAACTCAGCTAGATCCTGTTCAACGTAGTAACCAGCCCTGTCGTTATCTGATAGAGCATATTTAACCTTCTCAGCCTCTGTTTTAGGTTCAACAACACTAACCCAGATATCGGTAATACCTAGCTCTTTATATGCTCTAAGTCGCATATTACCTCCTAATACCTCACCATCGGGTGTAATAAGCAGCGGTTTATATTGTCCTAACTCTTTGATCTGTTTTTTTAGACGTTCAAAGTCCTCTTTCTTAACAGCCCTTGGGTTTTTATCCCAGTTGCGTAGCTTAGCAATAGGCCAGAGTGTGCCGTTATCCATTACTCCAACTCCAACTCATCCATCACCGCAGCAGTGGCCTCATCCTCAGCTCTAAGTGCTGGACTCTTCAATATCTTTAATCTATCAGCATCAGGGCGTTGGATTCCACCAAGTTCTGTTTTCACGTTGGGTCTGATTCCGTCTGATTGCGTCTGATTAGGCTCGATCCTTTCAGGGTCAATATCCACATTGATATTGTAGTCGTGGTCTTTTTGATGTGATAATTTAATATTAAGATTTATTTCCATACGTTTTTTATTCCTTTCAATTCTTTCTGAGAGAACATTTTCTTAGCCTTCTCAGGATACGCTAAAGCGAACTCTTTTGATGCCTCGTTGCCCCTAAAAGGCTGCAAAATGTCCTTTGAATATTCTCTTCTCCCAATTTTAATATCCTCAGTCGTAAATTCAACGGGGAAATCTGGCCTCTTCTGGGTATCTCTCCTAGCTTTACAGGCTAGACCTGGAAGAATTCCGAGCGTTGGATGTTTTTCTGCTTCCTCAAGGTTGCAGATTGGGCAGAGCACTATTTATTCCCTTTTGTTATTTCGATTTGTCGTATAGACTCGTAGGGATTACCCTCAATCATCAACATTTCATCTATAAAGGTACTGTCAAGTTTTAGCTGTTGACAATCTTCTGGAGTTAACCCACTATCTTTAGAAATAACCAGCATATATTTAGCCTCGGGATCTAATTTTAAAACCTTAACATATTTTTCGACATCCTCTTTTTTCATTGATCCTTCTTTTCGGGTAGCTCTGTTATCAGGCAGTCCACTGTGGCTAATTTAATAGCCACTGAGACTGCGTTTTGCAGGGCCGACTTAGATACCTTAACGGGATCAACGATACCAGATTTAATCATGTCCTTAAACTTACCATCTAAGACATCCAGTCCGAACTCTGCTCCTCCTTGTTCCCAGTGAGCATACATCTCGCCGCTATCATAGCCGGCATTCTCCACCAGCCTCTTAAAGGGCCTGACCAGTGCTCTCCTTAGTATGGCCTCGGAGACGTTAGAATTATCCAAAACATCAAGCGCTTGTAAATATACAATCTCACCGCCAGCTACTATCCCCTCTTCAATTGCGGCTTTGGTAGCCTCTACAGAATCGATTACTCGTTCTTTTCTCTCTCTCATCTCAATATCCGTAAAGCCACCGACCTTAATCACTGCTACCCCTTTGCCTAATTTAGCGATTCGTTCTTTAAGTTTCTCTTGTTCATAGCCTGACTCTTCATTATCTAGCTGAGACCTTAGAGATAATATCCGCATTGCGACCTGTTTACTGTCGCCTCCCCACTCACCCTCGGTAACGATTAGTGTAGCGTCTTTCGTTGAGGTAACCCGGTGAGCTTTGCCCAGCATATTAAGCTCAATAGACTCAAACTTCATCCCTTTATCGGCCGAGATAACTGTCCCGCCAGTTAGAATAGCAATATCCTCTAGCCACTCTTTTTGCTTAATTGATGGAGTTTTAACGGAGGAAATGTTCATACCGCCATTAATTTTAGTAATGGCAAAAGAGTATAACGCTGAGTCGGTAATATCTGGGGCAATCACCACTAGATTTTTACTAGCCTGGAGGAATTTATCCAAAAAGGGCTTTAGTTCTAAAATATTACTGACAGGCTTATCACTTAATAGAATAAAGGCATCTTCGACAGTGGCTTCCATCTTCTCCGGATCTGTCACAAAGTCATGATTTTTATACCCCGAATCAAATTGCATCCCCTCTTGGTGTTCAACTGTTGTTTCGGCACTTTTGGATTCTTCCACGGTAATAATCCCATCGGCGCCAATCTTATCTAATGTTTCCCCGATCATTGCCCCTAATACTTCATCTTCCGCAGCGATAGTGGCTATTTGGATCTTTTCTGCTAAGGTTTTTACAGGTTTGGACAACCGAGAAAACTCTTTAACTAATTTCGCCGATCCAACTTCCAGCCCTCTGACCAAGGACATGGCGTTGACGCCGGTGGAGATGATTTTGATACATTCAGAAAAGATAGCTTGGGCTAGGATACAAACAACGGTAGTCCCATCGCCCACCTGCTCTACTTGCTTTTTAGCAGCTTGCTTAATAATTTGAGCCGCAAAGTTCTCTTCTTTATCTTCGAGGGTGATCGCCTCGGCAATGGATACTCCATCGTGCAGCACGAGTTGCTCGAAACCTTTATCGATTCCCACATTGCGCCCCTTGGGTCCGAGGGATGTGGCGACAGCGTTCGTTAGGATATTAACCCCTCTCAGGAGCTTTTCTCTCACCTCAAACGAAACTTGCTTATTTGGCATTATTTGATTATCCCCCTTAAGTC